GTCTTCCCGGCCGGCAATCGTTTAAAAAAACGACCATCGACACGGCAGTGGCATTATAGCGTGCCGCGACGGTATGTCAATGTGCTAAGCGTCGATTATGAACGCAACTGTCTCACCATTCGAGACTATCGTCGTGTGCCGTGGTTTCGTTGCGCAGTCCCAGCTGCACGAGCTGCGCGTGGCGTTGTGCGAGGCGCGCACGCACCGTCGCCTGCGTCACGCCCATCGCGTACCACTGGCGCGCGATCTGCTCGTCGGCAGCGTTGTCCACCGTGTCGAACACCTGTTCGGCTCCGGGGTCCACGACATGGATGTCGTAGTCGAACGCGATCCACTCGGCGAGCATGTCGGGGTGCGAGCGGCTGCGCGGCAGTGTGCGGATCAGCCACACGTCGAGCGGCGTCTGCGTGCGGGCGAGCTGACGGTAGGCGGCGTCCCACGCCAACGCGGCCGCGAGGCGCACCGCCTTCTTCCCGGCGAGCTCGTCGTCGTCGCATGAGAGCACGCGCGCGAACTCGCTGTGCGCGACCATGACGCTGTCGTACCGCATATAGTCGGTCGCATAGCCTATCAGATCAGCCGTCGGTGGCCCGATGACACAATGGATCGTCGCGCCGTACCCGCTCAACACCCTGTCCTGCCGCATTGCATTGCAGTGCTTGCACGCCCTGCGGATGTTCGCGACGCTGTCCACGCCCCGATGCGACCACGGGACGATATGATCGTCCTCTTCGCCCGCCCCGGTGCAGCCCGGCAAGCGTAGCCAGCACCTGTCACCCCACTTGGCGATGACCTCGGCGCGGATGCGCGGGTCGATGACCTGGCGCCTGCGCTTGTGCGTCCTTCTCATTGCTTCCCCTTCCATTGTTTCATGTATGCCTCCAGATCGGATATCTTGTACCGGTAGACGCTGTCCTCGTACCGTATCCAGTCCGGGCCGCGCCGGTTGTCGCGCCATCGTCGCATCGTCGCTTCGCTCACGCCCAGATACTTCGCGGCCTGCCGTGTCGTCAACGGCGGCACATACCGTGTCCCCACGCTCACGCCCCGCGTACGCGCGCAACGCCTTGAGCGTGTCCGCGCGGTCGAACACCTTCGGTCCGCCGTCGAACAGGCGGCGCGGGGCGGCCAGTACGCCGTCATGCACCAGTTTCTGCAGCGCGTGGTCCCCGGCCGTCCGGTACGACGCGACCGAATCCAGTTCCAGCAGGTTCACCAGCTGTTCCCTCGTCACCGTCGCCGTGGTCTGGGTGTCGTGTTCGAGCCGGTCGAGGTTCCGTCTCACCACGCGCCGGATCTCCCGGTCGTAGAGCTTCTTGCCCGGTGACCTCCTGCGTTTGGCCTGTGTGGTGCGGTAGTAATCAGCGACTGGAATCATGGTGTGCTCCTAACTGGGGATTGTGGATAAGTGGACAACGATTGTGGACGAGGTGACTTCGGTGGTGGGGGTTAGAGCGGGGGGGAACCTAAGAGGCCCAAACCCAAAAACGAAGAATCTTCGTCTTGGGTATGTCTTGGGTCTCTAAAGGTTCGCAAGCTAGGTAGGCTTCGTCTGGAGCCGGGCCGTCGCATATCGTACGAAGCGGGCCGAAGCCCGCGCGGTTGGTCTCGCGACGCCGCCCACCCCGTAGGGTGGCGAAGACAGCTGACACGCCCTTTCCTGCGCGACGCCGCGATGCAGTCACAGCCCGCATAGCGGCCCCCGCCGCCGTTGTAACCACCGCGCCACACGCGGTGTGTTTGTAACGCGCTGAGCAAGGCGCGCCCGGATGATCTTCACGATGCCGGCGCGGGCAGCCGAGGGGAACCCACGCCATAGGCGGTTCAATTATCGGTTGCCTACATCGCCACGCCTACGAACGGCCTCGGTATCCAACCGAGCACCCCTCGCCGACGCAACGAGCGCCTGCAACAATGAATCATTCAGAATGGCGCGCGACTGACAATCACCCGACTCCACGCACAAACGGTAGAATCCCGGATAACCCTCAATCGGCTCCACCCACACCCGCGTCTCACTCATTCGCGCAACACCTCCGCCATGATCTCGCACAACTGCGTGGCCGTATCCGTACGCCGGTAGCCGCGTTCGTCCACGAAACGCACTCCATACTCCAGCCGGTCGGAACCATACGGCACGTAATAGAAGCCTTCGCCGCAGCACAGCACCACACGGCCGTCATGCCTACGCAAGCCAAGAATCTGTTTGCCCTCAGCGTCGATATCCGCGTGCAGTGTGGGATTGTGCACACCGGCGCGCACAACCATCACGGTCTTGGCGTGCCGGTCGAAGTCCTTCGCATAGACCGCAATATCACCAGGCCGTAGCTCGTCCTCGTGATACAGATACACACGACGGCCGCCGGTCACGTCCATGTCAGTCATCTTCGCCAGCCTCCTCGCTGCGTCCCAGCAGGTAATCAACGCTCACGTCGAAGATGTCCGCCACTCGACAAACGTCCCGCAGTGTGAAGCGATCACCCTTGAACTTCTGCGTGACCGCAGACGGGGAAATACTCAGTTCACGCGCTAGGTCGGAGCGCTTAAAGCGATTGCTTCGCATGAGCGAGTCAATTCGCTTTGCTGTAGTCATAGAGTCTGTAGTCACGCTAAAACCATAACACAGTCTGTAGCGTAACTACAAATCCTATGACATAATTCAATGTGTAGTACTGCTAAACATGTGCTATAGTGTTAAGCATGACTACATATACTGAAAGTGTTGAAAACATTGGCCTCACGCTCCAACAGATCATTAGCGATAACATGCTCCTTGCCCTCGCTGCGCGCCGCCTTAATCGGGCGAAACTTGCTGAAGGTATCGGCGTGTCGGGCGGTCTGATTTCCCAGAAGCTCAGGGGTCGCACGAACTGGACTATCGAGGATATGGAAAAAGCGGGCCGATACCTAGGTATCGAACCCGCTTGGTTCCTTCGCGCCCATAACGTCATGGGCGAGCCGGTGGGGCCTGTGGGGCTTGAACCCACGACCGGCGGATTACTACCGACTATACGCGCCGTTGTGACGTCGTTATCGGCCGTGCACTTACGCCCTCGCGGACTGCGGGGGCGTTTGTGTATCTGCGGCACATAGTCTTGAGATGCCAAACAAACAATATGCAGCGCCAATGTGGCGCGCGGAAATTGACAGTTATATCTCCTACCTGCGCGCGGCCGGCCAGCGGCCCGAGAGCGTGAAGACACGATCGCGGCAGCTTGTGCGGTTGAGCCTGGACTTCGCCGACACGGCGCCGGCAGATGTGACGCCCGGCCGTCTGCTGGAATGGTTCGAGGCGAAGGACTGGGCGCGCGAGACGCGGCGAAGCGCGCGTGACGCCGTGCATGGGTTCTTCCAGTGGGCCGTCTCTCAGGGTGTCTGCCCTGGCAATCCTGCTGACGTGCTGCCGCGTGTGCAGCGCAGCACGCCGAACCCGCATCCATGCCCGGACGACCTGATACGCGCTGCGGTCGCTCGTGCCACGCCGGAAGTGCGTCTGATGATCCGTTTGGGCGCCGAGTGTGGTCTGCGTCGCAATGAGATCGCGCAAGTCGCTGCCGGCGACGTGCTCGATGGCGGTGACGGCTATTCGCTTATCGTGCACGGCAAGGGCGGCCGGCAGCGTATCGTGCCGATGCCGGACGATCTCGCCCGTGAGGTCATAGCGGCAGATGGGTATTGCTTCCCTGGGCGGTTCGGCGGTTCGGTCGAAGCATCCTATGTGGGCAAGCGTGTGGGGCGCATGTTCCCGACCGGCTGGAGTTGCCATAGTCTGCGGCACAGGTACGCGACGAAGCTGTACGCGCAGACACGGGATATTCTGCTTGTGTCGAAGCTCCTTGGTCACACGAAGGTCGAGACGACTATGGCTTATGTCGCATTGCCGTCGGTCGGGCTGCAAGAGACGATGCGCGCGATCTCCGTCGTGTGACACGACAATACGAGCCGTCTCGATATGTGAGACGGCTCGTATTGTTTCAAGTGCCTAGCACATTGATATGTGTACGCGACACACGTATAATACGCGGTTCACTTTTCCGTGTCGTGTTCGTCGTCCGGCTTGTCGTCGGGTTCATCCGCTGGGTGCGCCGGGAAACGATTGAGCACGCCCCCGATGTCGGGATTGACATCGCGTAGGTTCTCAAGGACGCTCACTAGCTCGGTGAGGATGATGTACGCGCAAATCGCTCCCGTGATGGGCAGATTAAGCTCGATCTCTGGTATTTTGTCGGCGGCAAGCTCGGTGAGCTGCGCAAGTCCGATGACGCCGAGGAATGCGGCCTTGTGATAGAGGCCGTTACGCAGCGCCTTGGACTGCACGTCGTGCGCGTGCCATGCTTTGAGGCATCCGCTGATGATGTCGGCGAGCATGAACGCGCAGGTGATGCCGATTATCCATATGTTCGCCACTCTTGGGGCCTCCCCTTAGTCGATGCGGATGGTCTGCCCGGGGAAGATCAGGTTCGGATTTCCGATGCCGTTCTTCCGCGCCAACTCGATGTAGGTCGTCCCATAGCGCGCCGCGATGCCGCTGAGTGTGTCGCCCGAGCGCACGGTGTAGGTGCGTGCCGGCGGCTTCATGCGCTCGTTGACCTTCGCTTGCACCTTTGCGGCGTCGTATCCGGCGGCGCGCAGACGGTTCACGCGGTCGGCTCCGTTGCCCCATTTGCCGGCGATGACCTCGGCCGCGATCACGTCGAGGCTTTTCCTCGCGGGCTGCGAGGGCGCGGCCGGTTTGCCGTTCGGGTTCGCATATCGCTTCCACTGTTCTGGCGTGATGTACGCTTTGTCAAGGTCGAGCGCGCCCGCATAGCCGGGGAGACGCCCGCTGCTCGCGTACTGCCGGATGACACACGAGTACGCGCCTTCGTTCCACGGCTTGTCCTGCCATCCGGTCGCCGCGTCGCTCGCGTACTGCGCGACCCATAGACCGCAATCGTGTTTCGCGGCAACGGGCGCGACACTGCCGAGCGCCGATGCCATCGTGTACACGAGGGGCTTCACGCCGGACATGCGGATGAACTCGCGAAGGAACTCGTCAAGATACGCCATGTTGCCCCATGCGGCATTGTCGTCGGCTTCCCAATCGACTGTCGCGACGCCATGCCCGATATAGCCGCGATTGTGCTCGACGGCGAACGCGGCTTCGCGCGCAGCGCCCACACCGCGCACGTAATGGCAGAATCCGAACGGCTTGCCGCGTCTGATCGCGGCTTGAATCTTCGCGTCCGCGCCCGGCCACACACTCTTGACGATGCCGTTGTTCGTCACCTCGCCTGCTCCCCACGTGGTCTGCACGATCAGGAAATCGTAATCGACCTTGTCGGCCGGGAAGTCCGCCTTCCAATTGCTGATGTCGATCCCTCTCATTGTCCCTTGTCCTTTCTCTTGTTGGTCACGATGCGATGTACTGGCGTATGCCCCCGAGGTTCGCGCACGGCCACGTCAATTGCGCGACAACAGCATCAGGCCATTTGACCGTGAACCCAGTAACGAACGTCTCCAAGAACAGACCGGAAGCGGATACCATATAGCCGAAGTGCGCGGGTTGGTTTTTGCTTGCAAAGGCGGGGATGTGCACATTGGTCGGTGGTTTGTACACGTCCTCAGTGAACGTGCCAATCTTCCATTCGCGGTTTCTCTCTGTCACGTTGATCTCGCGTTTCGCTCTCGCGCGGATGTAGATGTATGGTTGGCCGAACGTATGCCACTGCCAACTTTCCAACTCCCAATCGTCATTGGTGATCAAGTTGAAAATCACTGCGGCTTGTGCGGGCCGCGCCCATTGCCCCCCGTAGTACCAGTAGGGGCCGGCGTGCGCCTTTTTCGTCTCGTCGCTTTCGTACACATACGCCTGTTGTCCTATGGTCGCGTTGTTCGTGTCGATGCTCGCGAGGTCGGTGCCGCTGCGCGGTCCCGCGCCGTACATCGTGGTGTCCACTTTCGTCGCCAATGTTTGCAGTTGGCCGGGTATGAGCCGTATCTGGTCGTCGGTCGTCGGGTAGGGGATTTCGAAATGCGGTGTTGTCGCGGTCATATTGTGCTGTGCTCCTTATTGCGCGTTTGATGTGAGGAAACTCGTGGTGCGGCATAGGTGGTCTATGCTCGCTTCTGCGGTCTGGTATTTCGCTGTCCATGCGCTGGGTATCTGCGCCCATGTGGCCGTGGCGCTCAGTGGTGTGGCGATGGGCGTGAGCGTGATGTCGTGCCTGACGTGTATCCGTTCGTGTCTCGCGTCGATGCTGAGCGTGCCGCCGATCATCGCGTACGGGCCGATCGCGTCGAACGGTAGCTTGGTGTCGGCGAACATGATCGCGGCCAACGGGCGCGGCTGCATGTATTTCGACTGTAGGCTTTCTGGCATGTCGTCGGCGTCCAGGGTGATGCCGGACGGTGTGAGCCGTGTGGCGATGTTGTCGATCAATGTCTTTAACGCGGTTTCGTCCGCCGTGAGCGGGCTCCATGTCGTATAGTCGATGGGCGCGGACGCGCTATGCCCGTACAACAGATCACTGTCCACGACGAGGTTCTTCACGTTGTCCCGTATCTCCTGCGGCAGCGTGTCCGATTTCACGTTGACCTCGACATCGGACACGCTCGCCGTGAACTCGACCGTATCGTTTTGGTTCCTGCGGCCCTCGGTGCGCATCGTCTTGAACTTGACTGTGACGCCGGTGTACGGCGGCAACAGCTGGAACTCGCGTGCCGAACGCGCATAGGCCGCGTCGAGCGGCTTGTACGCCTTGCCTTCTGACATCACGTAGACGCACGCCGTAGCCCGAGCGTCGAGGCATACCAGTGCGCCCGCGCCGACACGCAGCGCGCGCAGCGAATTGTCGTCCGGATGCTCGTACCACAATGGCAGCGAATAGTCCATGAACGAATCGTGCAGCAATGTGAGCTGGGACGGGTATTCGCCCTTCAACTGCGGCATGATGCAGTTCTTCGAACTGATGTTGAACGGCATGTCGTCCACGATCTGCGGTGCGCCGACCGCTTCCGCGCGCCGGTTCATCTCCGCGACACGATCGGCCGGTCTCACGTTCCAGTGCAACTTGTCCTTGATGTTCTTGGACAGGTCACTCGTCGGGCCCTCATCGCGCAACCGTTTCCACAGCACCATGAGCGACGTGGCCGTGCATCGCACCTGCCACCCGTCATGCAATGGCTTGACTTCGAGTCCTGTGGCGATGATGCCGTTGAACACGACGGTATGGCCGGGCCCGAACCACAGGCGCACGGCACGGCCGGTGAGCCATGTCGGGTTGGCGGCCAATTCGCCGTGCAGATCGCGCAGTGTGAAGCTGAGCACGCTCGGCTCGGGTTGTTTGCCGATCTCGCTCGTGCCCCATTGGACGCTTGCGCCGGCCAATGCGCACAGGTCGGATCGTGCGGTCAGGTCGCGCCATGCGCCATTGACCTTGACTTCCAGATGCGGAATGAGGTATGTCATTAGCGCCTCCGTGCCTCGTAGTCGTCGAGGATGCGGCGCAGTTCGGCCGCTGTGCTTTCCTCGTCAAGAAGCTTGCCGTTGATGTTCACGGTGACGTTGGGGCGTGTGTCCTTGCCGGCGCCCATCTCATACGCCGCTGTCACGGACAGGGGCATCGTTTTCAGCTTGCCGTTGACACCGCTGATGGCGCGCTGCACGTCCTTGTCGAAGCCCGAGGTGAGGCCCTTGGCGAAGCCCTGCATGATGAGCCTGCCGTTCGTCACGAGCAACTGCCGGTCGTATGACTCGGGTCCCTTGTGTGACGCTATCCAGTCACCGAGGCCGCTGACCCAGCCGGTCACGTTGTTCCACGCGGATTTGAGGCCGTTCCACAACCCGTTGATGATGTTGCTGCCCGCGTTCCACAGCCATTGCCCGGCGTTGCTGAAGATGTTCATGATGGACTGCGGGAGGTTCCTGAACCAGCTCAACACGCCGTTCCACGCGCTCTTCACTCCGTTGCCCGCGTTGGTGAAGATCGTCCTGATGCCGTTGCCGAGTCCGTTGAAGAATCCCCTGACGCCGTTGCACAGGTTGCCGAAGAATGCCTTGATGCCTTCCCAGATGCGGCGCACGCCGTCGCCTGCACCCTGCCATGCCGATTGTATGGCGGAACAGATGTTCGAGAACATGGTCTTGATGCGCTCCAGCGTGCGTTCGAAGAAGCCTTTGATGTTCTCCCAGATGCCCTTGATGGCGTCGCCGGCGGCTTGCCAGTCGCCGCGTATGACAGCGCAGACGACATCGAAGATGCCCTTGATGATGTTGACGACGGTCTGTATGGCGTCCTTCACGGTGTACCAGATCGCGCGCACATATTCACCAGCGACATCCCAGTAGCCTTGTATGACGGAGCACACGACCTCGAAGATGCCCTTGAGGGTCTCGAGGATCGGCGTGAACCAGTCCACCACTGCCTGCCATGCGGTCTGCACCCAGTCGCATATCGCCTGCCATGCGGAGCCGATGGCGTCGCACACGATCTGGAACACGGCACACACGTTGTTCCATGCGTCGGTCAGAAACTGCGTGAACGCCGCCCATGCGGCGCGGCCGGTCTCGGTCTGCGTGAAGAAATACGTCAGGCCGGCCACAAGCGCGGCAAGCGCAGTGATCACGATACCGATCGGATTCGCGTTGAGCACGACATTATAGGCGGCCTGTGCGAGTTCCGCCGCCTTCGTCGCCAACTGCACGCCCTTCATGGCCTGCACGAACGAATTGATCAATGTGTATGCCTTGAACGCGCCCATGCCAGCGCCGATGCCAACCAACGCGCCGATGATGAGTTCGGCATGGTTGGTTGCCCAGTCGGCAATTTTCCCGAGCGCGCCGGCCACTGCGTCGATGACGCCAAGCGCGCCGTTGAACGCATTGCCAAGCGTTTCACCAACACTCGCGCCACCGCTCATGTTCGAAAAAAGCGCGCCAATCTTGTCGGCGATGGTCTGCGCGGTCTGCCACAAGCGTTGCCCTGTATCACACACGGTGTCCCACACCTGACGCGCTCTGTCGAACGCGCCGGTCTTGCTGATCTGCTCAGCCGTCTCCATAATCCATTTGCCAGCGGCCTGCAATCCGGCTACGGCCTGCTTGGAAAAGTCGGTAATGAGGTCGCCGGCAGCGCCTATCGCGTTCGTAACGGTCGGTTTTATCAGGTCGAACGCGTCGGTCAGCCCGCCGACGATTGCGGCCTCGAGATTGCCGAAAGCGCCCTCCATCGTCGCCGTGCTCGCGGCGGCCTCCTTGGCTGCGTCACTCATGCCGAGCTGCATGATCGCCTCGTTGAACTCGTCGGCGGTAATCATGCCCTTCGCCATGGCTTCACGGAAATCACCCGTATACGCGCCGTTTTTCAGCAACGCTTCCTGGAGTTTGCCGGACGCGCCGGGAATCGCGTCGCTCAATTGGTTCCAGTTCTCAGTGGTGAGCTTGCCGGCGCCGGCGGTCTGGGTCATGACCATCGCGACGCTTTTGAAGGTCTCGGCATTGCCCCCCGCTACGGCGTTGAGATTGCCGGCCGCCTCGGTAAGTCCCACGTAGTCCTTGATGCCGTTCGCGGCCAGCTGCGCGCACGTGTTCTGAATGTCACCGAGCTCGTACACGGTCACGTCCGCATACTTGCGGGTCGCTTTCGTGGCGCGGTCTATGGCGCTCGTATCCAATCCGGCGAACTTCATGGTGGACTTGAACTTGTCTGTGGCGTCGGACATGTCGAACACGTCCTTGGTGAAGCCCTTCACCGTGTCCCACACCTTCGCGACGCCCTTCGTGGCGAGGTTGCCGAGCACGGTACCGAGTGCGGCCGCCTTCGTCGCGGTCTTGGCGAACGCCTTCTGGGCGTCGGTCGCGTTGCCGGTGATACGTACCGACATGATCGCGCTATGCGCCATGGTTCCTCTCCTCCAGTTGCTCGGCTTCCTCAACGAGTGCGGCGAGGCAGGTGCCCCAGTCGCGTTCGTCGGCGTGTGCGCGCCATTGCCACGGTGTGCCGCCGAACCGGGCCGCGAGCAGACAGCTCAACCGGCCCAATGATTCGTCCGGCCACGCCGCTATGCCGTAGGGTTTGTCTCGGCTGTCTCTTCCTCGGTGACATCGGTGGACGCGACGCGATCGAGCCACGCGTCGAACGGGGTGTCAAGCTTGCCGCTGATGCGCAATGCCACATACGCCATGTACAGGTTGATGCGAATCGGGCTGTCGTTGATACTGCCCCATTTCTCCTTGATGGCGTGTTCTTCGGCCATGCACATCGCGCGCATGGTGGGCCGGACGGTCTCGCTTGTACCGTCCGTGTATTCGATACGGATCATGGTCGTCATGTCAGGCTCCTTTCACTTGCTTCATGGTCTGCTCGACGAATTGCTCGTATACGCGCATCCACGCGTTCTCGCTCGTGGCGACGCCGTTGTTCACGAACAATCGCGGCGTGATGTGGTGTGCGGGCCACCCGTAGTTGAGCGGGCCCGCGTAGGGCACGGCCTTGCCGCCTGCGCGGATGACACCCGCGCGGCGCGTCGCGCCCACACGTATGCTGCGCTTGAGCTTGCCGGTTCGTACAGGTGTGCGGCCGGTGACGGCCGGCAACGCGATCTGCGCGGCCTGCCGGTTGACGGCTTTGAGTTCGTCGAGGTCGGCGCCGGCCTTGCGCATCGTGGCGACGAACCGCCTGCCGCCGACCACGTAGAGCGCTTTACTCGTCGGCACTTGGCCGCTCGATCATCGACAGGTGCGATGCGGCGGCCGTGACGGTCACGGCCAGCTGCGCGGACTTGCCGCCCGCCGTGGCCGTGATCGTCGCCGTGCCCGTATTCATGCCGCGAATCCACTCGTTGGTGTTGCGGACCACCGAACTATCAGACGACTCCCACGTGACATCACGGTACGTCGCATTCTCCGGTGACACGGTCGAAACCAGCTGCAACGTCTGATCGACCGCGATCGACACCCTGCCGTTACTGACGCCCTGGCCAGAAATCGTCACCGATTCAACCGGAACTTCCGCCACCGGCACGCTCACGAGGTTCGCGATTGGCCAGCTCAGTTCCTGCGTGGGCTTTGTCTTGACGTCGCCGCCGATGCCGATTGGTGTCACGGTCGCGTCAAACCGATAGGCGGTCTCGCCGTCAGATGACGGCACGAAACGCATGGGGATCGTCTGCCCGGCATGGTCGAGGCACCACTTGTTGATGCCGCCGGAGGTGTAGTCGTCCATTACGGTCGCCTCGAGTGTCCACGTCGTCGTCGTGGTGAGCTCCTGAGAGCCGTCGAGAAAGGTTATGGGGTCGTCGCTGCTGTTGGACGGGGTCAGGACGACTTTCGTCACGTCGGCGCTGAAGTCGCGCGTCGATGCCGGGTCGGTGCTCTTAAGGATGCCGGGGCCGAGTGTGTGGATCTTCGTTGTCATTGTTTTCTCCTTTTAGGCGATATCGAGCGGGTTGAGTTTGACTTGATAGGCGAGTAGGTTGCCGGTGCCGGCGAGCGGGAACGTGGCCGGTGTGGCGGTCGCGATGTTCAGGCCCTTCGCGGCGAGTGTGTCGATCGCGTTCGCGATCAGGTCGAGTGCGGAAGCCTGCGTGGTGGGGGTCCCGGCGATGATGTCGAGCGTCCACCGGATAGTAGGCGGCCCCACCCACGTCGAGTATTCGAGTTCGGGCGGTTCTATGACTATGGACACTTTGCCGGGCGTGGGCTGCGCCGACTGTGGGTCGATGCCAACGGACTGCACCGTGCTGCCCAGCATCTCTTCCAGCAGGCTCTGGAGTTTACGCTGTTCGTCGATGACGGTCATGCGATCACGCTCCCGCCCGTGAGAACGCCGGCGGCGTTGAGTTTGGGCCATACCGCGCGCAGAGGGTCCGTCGGCACGCGGAACGGTTCGACGCCATCCGTGTTCGCGTCCATGATGCCCAGCCGCGCGTTACGTGAGTTGTACAGGTCGGCCGCGCACGACACGACGCAATCAGCCCACACGTCGTTGTCCACTTGCGCTTCCTGGTCTCCGATGGCCGCGTTTACGTATTGCTGCGCGCGTCTGATTGCTGCGGCGATGCGGTCGTCGTCGCCGGCCGGGATGCTCAGTTCGTCGCGTAACCATCGCTCAAGCGATTCGACTGTTGGACGTACAACGGCCATAATCATGCCGTCTTGAACTTGATGGGCAGCAGGCCGTCGGTGTTCGTCGCGCCCACGGCCATGTACCCGTACACGCTGTAGTTTTCGACGAGTTTGGTCGGGTCGCCGTCGGACAGCTGGGTGGGGCCGCCGGACTCCCAGACGGTGACGGCCTCGGGGTCGATGAAGCACGCGGTGCCGGCGGTCGCGGCCGGCAGGATGTAGACGGGGACGCGCATGAGATCGCCGACCACGCCGGTAAGGTCGAACGAGCCGAGCGTGTCCGAGCCCTTGCCGGAGATGTCCATGAAACGGCTGCCCGAGTCCTTGAGCTTGATGAGGGCGAGGGCGACGTCCTTGGACACGGCGAGGCGTGTGAGGGACGTGTTTCGGTCGTCCATGATCTCGGCGGCGTCCATGATGATGCCGGCCCATTCGTCCGGTGTCATGGCGGCGAGAGCGCTCTTGGTGGTGATGTTGTTCGCGTTGCTCGTCGCGTCCCTCTGCGCGGCGATCAGGTCGTACAGGTACGTGCGGACGGCGTTCTCGGTGGCCTTCGCATAGGCATTGCGCAGCGCTTTCAATGCGGTGTTGAGCATCGGTGTGGTCGAGCGTTCGATGACCTGGCGGCTGAGGGTCGTGTAGCCGCCGTAGGTGTCGATGTCGGCGCTCTTGGTGCCGAACTTCACCTTGCCGAAGTTCAGGGCGTTGCCTTCCGACGCCTGTTTCGCGGCGGTGGTCGTGTCGGCCGACACGACGTTGTATTCGAGGGTCATGCCGGTCGCCGGCAGTGTGTCATGCGTCAGGATGTTCATGACCTTGCGTCGCTGTTCGATCAGCTTGAGATCGTCGGCAATCCACGACACGGTGTTGCCGGTGTCGCCGGTGGCGATCAGGTCGCGCGTGGCGAGCATGAGGTCGCGCGCCTCCGTGTCGCCCTTGGCGAGGGCCTTGAGATAGTCGCCCTCGCTGCGGTATGCCTCGCCGATCTTCGCCGGCGCCGCCGGCTCGTGTTCGGCGAGAGCGGTCTTGATGGCGCGGATTTCGTCGTCGATCGCGTCCATGCGCGTCTCGGTGCCGTTGTCCATTGTGTCCTCCTTGATGGTTGGTGTCTCGGTGATGTCCCTTTGCCCGGTGATCTTCGCGTCCACATAGGCGGGGATGCCGGTGACGCTGACCTCGAACAATTCGACCGCGCGGCGATGCACGATGGTGCGGTCGTCGCGGTTCTCGACGCTGTTTTCGACCGGTTTGAATCCGATGGAGAACGCGTCGTAGACGCCGGCGCGCACGAGGTCGGCGACCTCGCGGCCTTGCGCGGTGTCGGCGATGCGCGCCGTGATGTGCAGGCCGTCGGCCTCGCGCTTCTGTTCGGTGACGCGGCCTATCAGCGCGCCGTGCTCGCGTGCCAATTTCACGTCGCGCGCGCCGAAGTCGCAGTCGTCGTCGATGACCTCGGCGGTGCCGGGCCACATGTCGAGTTCGCGGCCGAAGGGGACCGCGATGCCGGTGAGCGTGAGGCCGTCGCCGTCCTGTGTGTCGCGTAGCTGGATGCCGGCGATGTCGATGTGGCGTGTCTGCATCAGGTCATGGTCGTTCATGTGCTTGCTCCTTGAGTGGTTCGTATCCTTCGCGTTCGCGGACCTCGTCGATGGTCAGCCATCCCGCGTCGATCGCGGTGCGGTACGCCGCGTAGCGGCTGGACATGTCGGCGCGGCGGGTCGAATCCCAGTCGAACCGCACACTCTGTCCGGCCGGCAGCAGGGCAGTGAGCGCTTCTTCGATCTCGCCGGTGTAGGCCGCGAGCGTGTAGTCCGCGAATTCAAGCCATGCCTGCTCGATGTTCGAGTAGGTCAGATTGCTGCCATCGACGGCGGCGAGCATGATGGACGCGGGGATGCCGAGCAGCCTCGCAATCTGCGTCGTGTCGAACTTCTGCGTCTCCAAAAACTGGAGGTCGGCCGGCTTGAGTTCGAGCGGGACATAGGACAGGTTCGAGCCGAGGACCTTGATGTCGAGCGCGTCGCCGTCCGCCTTCCATGCCTTCTTCGCGCCCTTCGCGAGTTCCTCGGTCATGCGCTGGTCGGATTTCAGATAGCCCTTGATGTTGCTCGCATCGGTGTAGAAGCGGGCCTTGTAGTCGCGGGCCATCGCCGCGCCCTCGACTTCCTCGCGGGCCGCGCTGATGGGGCCAAGTCCCCTCAGTGATCCGGGGACGTTGAGGAATTTGAGGTGGATCACATCACGAGCGCTGTACGAGTGGCCGTCGTAGCTGTAGCGCAGGTCCGGTGCGGCGATGTCGTCGTTCGCCATCGACACGGTCACCAGATGCGGCGGCAGCACCTCGCATGAGACGGCCTCGTCGCCGAAACGGCGCACGCGCAGGAACGCGTTGCCGTCGAGGCACATCGACGCGACGAGGTCGCTGATGACGTCGCGGCGCGAGCGGCGCGTGTCGGGCTGCCGGATGATCGCGGGCTGCCGGGCGGTGCGCACGCCGTCCACGTACACGTCGATCGGCAGTCCGGTGATCGCCGTCTGCAACACCTGCACGCCGCGGAACACGGTCGAGATGCGCAGCGGGTCGGTCGCCGCGGCGCGCGACGGCGGGCGCACGCCGTCCGGCATGGCGTCGTCGCCGGCCGTGGCCGTGCGCCATGCGAGGCGGAAACGTGACATGAAGCTCATGGGCGCCATCATGCCCGCGTCGCACCGCGCGGCGCAATTTTCCCGCGTCATGCGCGCTCAGGCGTGCGCTATGGCGCTCAATGGTCAGAAAATCTGCAAATCGGCGTCCTCGGTGTGCATGACCGCCCATGCGGCGACCATGACGGACTCGATCGGCGAGGTCAGGCCAGTCGAGCCGCGGCGGGTCACGTGCCATGAGTCGCCGGCCCAGCTGCGCGCGCAGTTCGCGGCCGATTCGTCGAGGCGCGTGTCGGCCGCGTGCAGTGTGACGCCGTTCTGCAACCCGCTCAAGTACGATTGGCCGACGGCCATGTAGTCGGCGGAGCTCAACGGGACGAGTTCGACGTCGTCCTGCCGTGAGAGCAGATCATGCAGCGGCGCGTTCGGGCCGCGCGAGTCCATGCACACCGGCGCGTCATAGGTGCGGGCGAGGCGGCGCAGTTCGGCGACGGCGTCGCCCGTGCCGTCGAGCACCTTCAGCACTTGTGTGCGTGTCACACCGTCGTCGCCGCGCACGGCCACGCTGATGCTTGTGTGTGTCGCGTCCACGTCCACGGCCATGCCGAACGCCGTCGGCGCGTTCCTGGCGGCGCACGGTGGCATCGGCTCGCACACGGTCGCGTCCCACAGGTCGGCGGGGATGAACCGGTCGGCGATGCCGGTGTCGCGCCGGTTGCCGAACGCGCGCGCCCATCCGGCCGTGTTCTGTCCGAACTGCGCGCGGAAATCGGCGAGCTGTCTGCGGTCCCACAACAGGCCGGCGGCGGGGTGGTACGCCATGATGGTGTCGAGGTCCTCCGGGTCGGCGTCCTCGGGGATGCCGAAATCGAACCAGCAGGTGCGCCGCGACGCCTCACCGGCACGGCACGCGTCCAACCTCACATTGAAAAAAGTTGACTCCGCAGTGCCCTCCGTGCTCGTGATCCATAGTTGCGGCTGCACGCCGGTGGCCCTGAACCGTGTCGCGGTCGTCGGCAGGAAACCATCGATGATCGCGTCGCCCGTGTCAGCCGACAGCGAGAACGCCTCGTCGAGCGTGATCATATCGCCCTGGACGCCGTGGCCGGCGACCTTCGTGACGCTCATGGGCCGGAACACGCTGCCGTTGATGTACGGCTGGCGCAGGTCGCCGGCGCCCAGATACGGCCGTCGGCATATCGCCTGAAGCTCGCTGTCCTGAAGCGCGGAAAGATATTTCTTGAAATGCTCCGATGCGTCCTTGCCGGTCTGCGCGAGATAGTAGACATAGCGGCGCGGTCCCCACAGCGCGTTGCGTGTCGATTGTGTGTCGATCAGCGTGCTCTTGCCGCACTGCCGTTGCGTGCTCAGGATCACCGTGTCGTAGTAGTAGCTGCCAGTGTCCGGGTCGATCTCGCCGGCCACGTCGGCGACATAGCGTTGCCACGGCAGCAGGGGCGTATGCAGATACTCGGCGAACGCGGCCACGTTGCCGCCGTCCGTCCGCCGCGACGGGTCACGCCGCGTGCCGCCACGCATCCTCACTTCGCGGCCTCCGCCAACAGGTGCGTCAGCCCGTCGGACAGTTCCACCGCCTCTGGGTACAGGTCGCGCAGCTCGCGCATCGTCGCATTGTACGAGTCCATGAGCGTCGAGATGTTCTTCGGTGTGGGCGCGGAATTGTACCGGTCAATGTTGTAGGCGATGCAGATCAACGACGACGCGTAGTCCAGCGCCTCCGGTGTCGGCTCATGCGTCGCGAAGAACTGGTCCAGCATGTTGCGCGTGCTTTTTTCCTTGAAACCGTTGTATTTTCCGATGTCCTCGAATCCCTCGAACACGCCTTGCGTCGCCATGTCCCACCTCCGTTTCGCAACTTTTTTATTCTGGGTCGAGAGTAGAAAAAAC